CAGGCATGCCGCCTTTTTCATAACCAACCATCATTCCAAGATTAGCCATTAATATTTTTGAATTTTTATTTTTATCTGATTCTTCTGATTCTTCGTCTTCAGTTAAACTTATACGTTTAGGTTTAATTCTTAAACCAGTTGTGTTTTTCAAACCATATATGTCTTGTTCAAAATCTGCAAGAGTGCCAAATTTTACAATAGGCATGATAATTATTTATCTATAAATAAAGTAATAGTTAAAGCACTTGTATTATTTGTAACACCAATACCATCAATGATACCTGTACCATTTCTTCCAGCAAATAAAACTCCATCTTCTGGAAGATTTAATGTTTCTGTTCCACCAGCTGGAACTTGAACTGGAACATAAACTTGTGTGTTAGTTGAACCACTTACAGTTGTAACATTTACTAAACCATTAATAATTGCAACGCCAGAACTTCCTGTAGATTGAATCATAAATCCTCTTAATCTTGTAGGACCTGTGAATAATACTGCATTAGATGAAGTACTTGCACATATGACTGGTTTTACATCTGACTTCATATTTTTCTCCTTTTGATAAGGAGCCCTTTCGAGCTCCTTAAATTAATTTAATAATTACTGTGATTCGCCTGGTTGAGCGTTATCTACAATTGTATATGTAAATACTCCTGTAACTGTTCCAGTTCCAGCAGTTGCTCCAACAGAAGCTGCTACAGTAGCGTTAGCGGTAATACCGCCTCCTACAACTAAAGCACCATCTGCACCTTTGATTGATCCTTTTGTAACCGAAGCTACTTCATTAAAGAAACCATCAACGTCAGCTGTTGTTCCAATATCTACTGTAGATGAAGCACCTGATGATGGTACGACTACTGTAAAAGAAATTGGTATAGCACCTTTTGGTAGAACAAATGTAGCACCAGTTGTTGCTGATGTACCAATTCTAACTGGTGTTAAAGAAGCTGCAGTTGCCGCAGCATTGAATGAAATTACTTCAGATAATACTACAACACCTGGTGTTGTTATTGATTTGTCTTGTCCTCCGTAAGATCTTACGATCCCTTGAAACGATGTTGTTGCCATAAGTTTATTCTCCTAGTTATTCTAATCTAGTCTCTAGGCCGTCCACTATACGGGTCTAGATCAGAAGTTAATGTATAGTAATTTGATTATAAAAGAAAAAGGGGCTTATGTAAACACAAGCCCCTTTTGTGGAAAGACTTAATTATTAAGCCGCTCCTGGTGAACCAAAGATTCCTCTAGCATCAGAAAAGCCGAAGCTGTATCTTTCTCTAGCTTTAAATCTTACGTTACCAGTGTCAAAATCACCTTCAATCGCTGTTTTAATTGGCGATCTTACAAAGTGTTTTAAACCGTTTGGAGCATCAGTCATTATAAAGAATGCATCCGTGTCAGTTAAAAAGTGATTAACTCTATAACCTTGTGGAATCATTCCCATATTTAAGATTGCATTAATATCATTATCAGCTGTACCAACTCTTTGAGATGATTTTAAAATTCTCTCAGCAGTAAACTGTAATTCTTTTGGAATTATCAATTTAGTACCTTGAAGAGCTATTTTCAAACCTCTTTCGTCTACTAAAGCTGCAATATCAATTAATGATTGCTCTAATGATGTCTCTGACAAATCAGCAGCTGTAGCAAGTTCGTTTGAGAACGTACCACCGTTTGCTAATGGATGGTTTGTAGCACAAAGCTCCACACCATCACCACCAGTTACACCTGAATTGAAAGCATTGTTTAGAACGTCAGCCGCAATCTGTTGTTTAGTTTGCGACATTGATCTAGCTAATGCTCTAGTGTATCTAGCTGCAAGTCTGTCGTAAAGGTTATCTTCAATTGCTTCCTCAGTTATCGCAAATGCTAATGCAAATGTTTGGTGAGTATATCTTGAAGTGTACGCTTCTGTAGCATCGTCAAACACTACTGGAGCACCTTCACTTTTTGCTGCTGCTGCTGCAAAACCAGATAACATTACTTCTTCTTCGAAAGCTCGATCAGAAGTTTCTGTTAAAAAGATTTCAGCATGCTCATTGTCATATCTGTTATATTCCAGGCCGAATAGTGCATTCAATCCTGGCTCTAGTTCCTTGACTAGTTGCGAACGTGATATAGCCATAATTTATTCTCCTATTATAGACCTGTTCCGCCTTGACGGAAAAAGTGATTGTTAATTCTAACAAGAACTCCAACATTGGATGATACGTTAACATCACTGTTAAACACATCTTGTGATATATCAATTGCTTGAACCACATATGTTCCTGCTGTACCAGAATTAGCCACATCTAGGGTTACTTTTGATATCCCTGTTTGTGTTGATCCTGTTACGTTTGTTATGGAAAAGTTTTTAAACAAATCTGCAACTACAAAAGTAGCGTTTGCTTTCACTTCAAAAACTGTATCCGGTCCATCAATAACCATAGCGATAATATCGCTGGCATTAACTGAGCCTGGATAATAGTTTAAAAAAGTTGGCTTCTGAGTTGTTGGATCTGTATAAAAACAACCATTAAAAACACCTACAACTGTATCAGAAGTATTTGCAACAGCTCTTGAAATATTTCCAGAGTCTAGTGGTTTTACTAGGTCTCCTTGAAATATTGCTGTAGAGTTGTTTGCAGCAATTCTGTAACGGTTTTGAGCGTTAATAAATGGGCTTCCGTTAAGTTGTCTAGATGGTCTTAGACCATATTGTTCAACTACGTTTGGCATATTTATTTTCTCCTTGTTAAGTTTTTATACAGTGGTCGACTTTTGTCAAAAAATTATGACTTACGTCCACCACCAAAAGTTACGCGAGATTGTCTACTAATATTAATAGGCATCTCCGGTCGTTGTTCCTTCATCAGATCGTGATCAATCGCTGTAATTCTGTCTCGAGTAATTTTTTTAAAATACTCTGCGCGTGATTTTACAATCTCTTCCGGTATCCTAGCCAACACTAGGCCAGCAACCCCGATCAACCCTGCGTATCTGCCGTCATGGATAACTGGATAATTATGTTCTCCGATTTGATTTTTAATCTCTTCAGATTTTACAAATACCCAACCTTCTCTCATTTTCTTCGATACATTTGCAGTATCTTGAAAACCCATTGACTCGACTCTAATCCATCTATGGACAAAGCCGTCTGGCGCAGGTGGTGCATCCAGAGATGATGGTGGCGTCCAAGGTTTATTCCTTGTTTGTTTAACTTCTTCAGACGCGCGTGAAGTTCTTTTATTTTTATCGCTCATACTAATTAGCCTCCTTCACGTATTTAGCGTATTCTTCTAGTGGCACCCCTAATTTTTTGGCAATAGCCACCTGTGATTTGGTGAGTCTCACAGTTCTGCGTCCTTCTTGTTTTCTTCCAGCGGAAGCAACAGTCTGAACGGGTTTTCTTTGTTCTTGTGCAAACTTATGAGGGAAAGATTCCGTCATACGTTTGTTTATCTCATTATAATACTCATCGCTCTCAACTTCAACACCCATGCCCACTATGTCTTCATGAATGGTGAAAGCTGCATTTGTCATGATTTTATCATTACCAAACCAAGTATTTTTTTGAGCCCAATTCCTAGCTTTTTCACTAGGTTGTTGCGGAACTTGTTCGTTATTAGCTTGAGGTTGAACAAAAGTTTCAGGTGGTTTTTCTTTAACCTGTTTAAGCCTTTGTTCTCTATCAGCCACTCTAATTCTTGCTTTTTCTTTCTCAACAGCAAGTCTTGTAAGCTCATCAGTAGCCTCCATAACTTTAGTGGAGTCTTGAGCTTCAGTAGCTTCCTTAAGTTTTATTTTAGCTTGTTCTCTTTGAGCATCTATTCGAGCTTCATATTCTTTAATATAAAGTTCTTCTCCAGAATCATACTTTATTTCAAACTCATTGTATTTTTTCTGTAACGCTTTCGCGTAATCTAACGCTGCTTGTTCTCTACGTTCAGATTCACGATATTTTCGAGTTAGCTTATCTATTCTTTTTTGAACACCTTCAGATAGATTTGATAAATCATCTGGGTCTTCTTCTTTTCTTTTTTCAACTTTAACTTGTGTAGGTTTTTCTTGTTCTTCGATTATGATTTGTGATTTTTCTTCTTTTTTATTATCATGACCAGTGTATCCAAGATCCACTTCACCAACATTAAGGTTGTTTTCTTGCTTTGCATCCTTAGATTGTTCTTTTACTTGAACGTCTGTTTCTTTAACATCATCCAAGTCTAATTCAACCTCAGGTTGCCTTTTATTTTCTTCAACCATTTTTTATCTCCTTAGTATAGATGAAGAACGTCTGACGGTTTCCTAACAATACCTATAATCTCGTCATCATTTAAAATACGGTGTTCACCATATTTTGTTTTGAATCTTGAGCCGGCATATCTACCATACATGATAAACATACCTTGCTTACACCACGCGCCCTCAGGGAATTTATCTTTATCTTTATAACAAAGAGATCCCATTTTAATTACTAAACCAATGACTGTTGTCATTTGAATAGTTTCATGTGCTTGTTGTGTAAGTATAACTCCCCCATCAGTCTTACTCCTTCCAGAATAAGGTCTAACTAACATTCGATACCCAACTGGATCGGGTAAGCAATCTAAATATTTTTTTATACCTTCTGGGTCTGTAGGGATTTTAATACCTTCTTGTTCGGTATCATCGGTTTTAGGAAGGATGAGTTCCTTATCAGGTGTTATTATCGTCATCGACATTCTCCTCTTTTTTTAGCAGGTCTTTAAGATCCTGAAGCAGCACTTCTAAAGCACTGAGCTTGCCCTTAGCATAGTAGAGCCTGTCGAGGGTGTCTATACCATAGCACATATCTTGCTTGGTTTCATCGATGCGTTTTTTGATGTAATTCTTGATGATTTGTAGTGTTCCTATATCAAGCATAATTATTTTTAAGTTTTCTTATGATATTATATGATTCACCACTATCAAATTCTTTTTGAAGACCTAATTTATAAGCCCATTCTTTAGCATTATCACCTTTAATAAAGATTTCATTTAAGTCCTCTCCCCATTTTCTTACACCTCTTTTAAGATATTGTTCTTTTCTAATTCTTTCTTGTTCGTCAGTTTCATTACCATCCCAACTAGACTTACCATGAAAATGTAAAGTTAGTGAATGATTTGCTATCATTGTTTTATATCCTTTTATGGCACATCTTATTCTATAATCCATGTCCTCACCACCACAATTAGAGAAGGTATAATCAAAGTAACCAACTTCATCATGTATTTGATAGGGTATTCTTCCTAGATATAATTGCATAAATATTCTTTCTTGTAAGTGATCAAATTTAAATCTAGATTGATGATATTGAACAATACCATCTAAATATTTTTCTTTACCAATATACTCATTTAACTGCATACATGTAGAAGTTTTAAAATCTGGTGAACTATATAAATAATTAATATTACAAGAAGGTATTAATATAGCATCGTCTCTTTGCTTTAATGGTTCAAACCAATTGTCGGTAAATATGATATCATTAGTAATAACTACAAAATGTTTCTTAAGTTTTTTAGCTATTCTTAAACCTTTATTAAAATTTGTTGCCCAAGATTTAGGAGTTTTATTATTTATATAAACATCTATTGGAAATTGTTTTCTAAAAGAATTTGTACCATCATTATTAACAAATACAAATATATCCCCTTTTTCTAATTTAGTTTTATTAAAAAATGACTCTAATGCTAAAGCTGAAAATTCTTCTGTGTTAGCAGAACTTACAAAACAAAATACGTGATTTAAATTAGTTTCTTTGTCCATGTACTTGGAGTCTTATCATTTATAATCTCTATGTCTAGATGATATTGAAAGGCCCGTGGTCCGTGTTCCTTGATATATTCATAAGTTTTTCTAATACCTTCTTTCGTATTAGTCATTGTCTTATAACCTAGAAGCTTACGTGCTTTATCCGAGGAGCACGTTGCATGTTTAACTTCTTGTGGACGATCTGGTACATAAATAAATAAACCATTGAACCCTGTAAGATTGGCACACGTCTCAGCGACCTCTTTAATAGTTACGAACTCTTCATCAGGTCCGATGTTAATAACTTGGCCCACGACTGACGGATCATCGACCATTTTTATTAAAGAACTTAAACAATCATCTACGTAGGAAAAGCATCTTGTCTGCATACCATCACCATAAATAATTGGAGGTTTACCTTGAAGCATACGGTTAATGAAAATAGAAACTGCATTTCTAAAAGGATCATCATATTTTTGTTTTGGTCCAATGATGTTATGTGGAACCGCAATAACTAGTTCTACACCATGAACTTTGCATAAAGTTTTTAATATTTCTTCTCCAGCAACTTTGGATATACCATATGGATCTACAGGTTTAGTTGGCATATCTTCTGTGAATGGACTTTGTTGATCTCCATATCTTGCCATAGAAGAACAATAGATAATTCTTTTAACACCATTTTGAATAGCTGCTGTTGCAACACCTACTGTTGCCATAATATTATTTTGTGTAATTGTATAAGGTGAAAATACAGATAGCCCCTCGTGTGCGGTTGCTGCACAATGAAACAAGACATCTATGTCTTGAGTTATTCTAAGCATTCTTTGAAAATCAGAACAATCAGCTTTATAAAAATTATCTAAAAAAGGAATATTTTCTTTATCTCCACCCAATAGATTATCGACACCTAGCACTTCGTATTTTCTATTAAGTAATTCTTTACAGATATGTGAGCCTAAAAATCCAGCTGCACCTGTGACTAAAATTGTTTTAGCCATTATTTCTTTTGTTTCTTAACTTTAATTCTTGTCTCCAAATCCAATGATCTAACCAAGATGAAAACTTTTTAATGAAATTAAATAACATTATCCGTTTTCTTGTTCTTTAGGTTGTGGTTTGTTAGCCATAGTTCGTGCAACTGATTCCGCGCTGCGGCCCACGACATACCCCCCAAGGCCAATTTGAAGAAGTGTCCAAACATCACCTGGAAGAGTTATAGTTATAGAAGCTTTAAAAAAAAATAAAATTACAGGACCTAATACATAATTCCATATTAAAATAAATATTAATACGTACATTAATAATGGTCTCCAACTAGATGCAAACCATCCAGCTTTAGCTTCAGCTTCAATAATTTTTGCTGCTGCAGTTAGTTCTTGAGTATGAGATTGCAACATCTGCGTTTGCAGATCTGCTTTTAATTTAGCGGCAAGGTCTTTATCGGCGACTGCTTTATCAACTGTGTTAAATAAGATTTTCGCAAGTGGGGCAACTGCTTGTAAGATTGGCAACATTGTTCAAATTTCTCCTTTCTTCTTATACCAAGATATGGAGCCATTTGCAACATCACAACCATTGCTTTATCTCCAGCTACAGTCCATTTCCATGATTTCTTTAGGTGATTTTTTTTAGGTGTGTGTGCACTAACAGAGCCTAACTTAAAATAATCTATAAACCTAACTACAATATCTTCATCAGTCATTCTTACTTGTGCTCTAAGGTACCTATTATTTTTTTGTTCTTTTCCCCAAAAACCAAAAGATCCTTCTCCTTCAAATACCCCAGCAAGAAATATTAATTTTTGTTCAGGCTTTAATGTTTTGTAGTCCAACGATTCCTCCCTTTTTAAATTTCATAAATTTATCAAAAGTTACACTTTTTTTCTTTCTTTGCAACTTATAAAAATCGTTTAATTTTATTGCAGCTTCTTCTGCAAATACTTGAGGTGTTTTTTTAATAAAATTTGGAGCAAACGGATTAGCTACATTTACGGCTTCAGTACGTTCTAAAAATGATTCAAACCCACCTGGTATTTTTTTACCTCTTAACATATGATGCATTTGTCTATTGTAAGGTCCAAAAGTTACTTGTATAAAACTTAAAGGTGTTCTAGCAACATCATAAATATGACTCATGTGAAATAAATCAGAACCATTTTTACCAAGAACGTCATAAGATACTTTATTTAAATTTTCTAACATGCTTGTTTTTGGATTCATTACCTTCGTTGATAAAACTGCTTTTTTATAATCATAAGCATTTTTAACTTCTGCAAATAATGGATCATTTTCAGTCATGCCTTTTTTAATAGATTCAAAATCAATTTTTCTTCCACCAATTTTGTATTTCATATTTTTCCAACTTCCAGCTTGAGATGGATTTAATAACACAACATCACTATTGGGTTGAGTAGAAGAACGGAACAAAAATCTAGATACAACTTCTTCTGGAGATTTTGTTGCATAATGACTCATAATTAAACTTTCTTTTTTTAATTCTTGAACAACTTTAGGTGTAAATTGAATGTTACCTTTCATCTTTTTATATTTTTCACTAGTTGCAAATTTATTAAAATATTCAAACAAAGGTTTTAATTCTTTGGGTAAATTTATATTAGCTTCTTTTTTGTAAGTTTTAAAGTTACTTATTTTTAAATTATTAATAGCTACATCATTTAATAAGTTTTCAAAATTTCCTTTTCCTTTTTTTAATGCATTAATATTTGTTTCAAGATATTTTTTTACACTTTCAAGTTTAATAGCTTTTCTTGCTTCAACAGTTGGTCTTACTGTTGTTTGTTGGGATAGTGCAAATTCTCTAGTACCAGTACCTAAATATTCTTTTGTTGATGGAGCATATTCAGAAATTCGTTGTAATACAGCTTTTCTAATTGGTTCATCTTCTACAACATCAGCAACTCTTAATTCTCCTGCTTTAATTTTAGGTGCTGCTTTTATTAAAGCTTTAATACCTTCTTGTGTTTCAGATGGTAATTTAGTTCCTTGTGCAATTATAGAATCAAATTCTTTTAAAAGTTTAGTAATTCTAACTACAGACATTATAACTTGTTAAGTTTAATTTTTTTTAACTTTAAGCCTTGTGAGGCAGGTCCTTTTAACGGTGGTGGTCCAAATCTCTTACCAGGAAGTTTAACCTTTTTTCGCTGGTTCATTTGATTTAGCTCTTAAAGATTCTTCTTGAAGTTTTAATTTACCTTTGGCAACTTTCATTCTTTCAGCTGCTTGTTCTTCTTGATTTTCCATTTTCATTCTTTCAATATCATATTTTTCTTCAAGTTCTATTTCTTTACGTTCTAAATCTTGTTGAGTCTCTTGAGCTCTTCTTTGAATGTCCATAGCCTTAAGATCTAATTCTCTTTGTTTCAAAGCTACTAGTGGATCTTGTTGTTGTGTACCACCTTCTGTTTGAATAAGCTGTGTTGTTAATTCTGCAATTCGTTTTGCAACCATAGAATTAAATTGTATTTCAAATCCTGCTGGATCTTGTTGAGCCATCATATTCATTTCTTCTGATTCAGCAATCATTGCACCAACTTCTCCTTGTGCTTTAAATGAAATGTGATCTGATATGTGCCCCTGTAGTAATGCATACACCATAGGGTTAATTTGTATCATTCTGCTTTGAATAAATGCTCCGTGAGCCGCGATATGTGCATCATGGTCTTGTTCTGGGAATACTTGTAATAATTCCATCTTTAATGCTCTTGCATTCTCTAGTGCAGGGTCTTGTGCAAATGGTTCTTGTGGTGGTGGCATTAATAAATCTATTTCTCTTGTGCCAATTGCTTCATAAACACGTCTATACGCTTCTCTTAGATCATGCATTTGAGGATTTGACTGTGCAATTTGTAATTGTGTTTGTGCAAGTGTAAATCTTTGAGCCATTGAGAAGATATTTGGATCCGCAACTGGGATAACATCAACTTTGTCGTCAAAATCTTCTACTTTTACAATTCGATCTGCTCCTGTAACTGCATACGGATAGACCGGAGGTAGATAAGTTGCAAAAACATCAGCCAAAAGATTAAATTCTTGCTTCATTGTGTAATAAATTCGTTTGTGAATTGCTGACATAACTCTTGAACCACGTTCTAAAAGTGCAATTGTTGTTCCAACAGCTCGATTTGCACTATCTTCACCTAATTGCATGTCTGCAATGGATGCAAAACGTTGTCCAGCTTGTACACAGAAGCCTAAAAGTTGAAATAAAGTTGGACTTGGTTCTTTAAATGGTAAAAGTTGGAACTGATCTTTAATATTTCCACCTGGTGCATCAACATCTCTGAATTCACCTGGTTGAAAAGGTTGATCATCATCACGAATTCTTATGCCTCGTGATTTAAATCCTGCTGGTAAGTTAGCTAGAGTACCTGCATCAAGCAATTGTCTTAATGCTGATGTTGCTGTTCGTGATAATCCACCTATCATATGTATTAATCCAAAACCATAAAATCCTAAACCTGGTAAAAATTTATAATGAACAAAATATTCTGTTCTTTTCATTAATTCATCTTCAGGACTATAGTTACGATAGATAGATAAAATTTCTTGTGAGCCCTCATCAATGGTTACAATGTAAGGAATTTTTATATTTTTATTTTTTTTAGTTCTGTCTGGATTTTTTTCATATTCTTCTAAATCTAAATCAACATGCATTTCTAATATGTTATGTTGAAACTCTGTATCTCCAGCAGGTTTAACACCTTCAATCTCATCTAATTTTTGTTTTAAACTACTATCTTCTGGTCTCTTAACTGATAATTCTATATCTCTATAAAATCCTGCTCTTTGTTTTTTAAGAACTTCATTGTCACTCATTTTTATAATATGAGTAATTCTTTCACAATCTTTTAAATCAGTTGCATAGTAAGGAACTACTAAGTCTTGCGCGGGTATGAACTTAGCAACTGCTCTTTGCATTATTTCATCATAATAAATTTTTTTAAACGTAGATCCTGATATTGGTAAATAAAATAGCAATTGATCAAACTCTGGAGTGTACTCTTGCATTTCCTCCATCAACATGTAGTTCATAAAATTCT